GCAGATACAACTAGAATGTTCTTTGTTGGGTCTAGTAGTAGTTGATGTACAGCGTAGGCAGAACATATCCATGACTTACCTACTCCACGGAATGCCATGATAACAGATCGCTTTGGACCGTCTTGCATGAAGTCTGCAATGTCGTACTGTAACGGTGTAGGATCAGGTAGATTCAAGTGCTTCCAAACTAAGTATAAGAAGTTACGGAAGTCCTTGAGTTGGTGAAGTTTAGATTTACTCACAACTCTATGGTCTCTCTTTGGTGTTGTTACGGTAATTACTTAACTTTAGCTTTTAGCTCTTGGTCTTCTTCAAAGGGTAGTACTACATTTAACAAGTCATTGATGGGAGTGTCTTTACCTGCTGTAAGAACTATCTCGTTATCCTTTAGAAGTTGCCTAGCACCGTTCAGTAGTGATGGATTGTACTCACCTGTCTCGTGCATCTGATCGATGGCGGCACGGTATGTATCTGCTATGTATCCTTGTAAGTTACCTAGTTCTTCAAATGTCTTCATCACAATATTGTTAACACTTCCACCTTCTAAGAGCTAAAGCTTTTCTAGTGGGTTTACCTTTACTATCTTTCATTGGTCCTTTGTTACCGCTCATACGAGCACAGAAGCTACGCTTTCTAGGACCACCACCAGGTTGAGGGGCTTTTAAGTTAGAACCTGTAGCTCTGTTATACTTAGCCCTACCTTTAGCTGTGAGTCCACCTTTCTTAGACTTCTCACCTCTACCTAGGGATAATGATACACTCCTAGGCATCTTTACTTCTTTTTAAACCCACGCTTCATATTAGCGTATGACTTAGGGGATATAGTTGACTTCTTCTTGCTACGACTAATGCCTAGCTTTCTTCTTCTGTTTATGTTTGCGTATAATCCTTTTTTCATTTTCTCATTAACATCTCCATCATTCTATCTAGTTTACCGTTAATTTCTTTAACTGTAGTTTCAAGACCACTCATTCTATTCTCCACAGCAGTGTCTCGTTCTCGTTGTGTAGCAAGTTCTACTTCAATACTTGTTAATCTCTTTTCATCGTTATCTAATCGATCAGTCAGCTTTTTAATCATCCAACCAATAACACCAAGTATAACAGCCAGTGCAGTATCAAGAAAGTGTGAGAGTTGTTCAGTCATCTTGTGTGTTATCCTATTGCTACAACTTTAATAAAGTCTCCTGTATAATTACCTCCAACAGCAGTTCCGTTGCTAGCCCATGTAAAATACCCGCTACCTCCTAATTGAACTGTTACTTGTGTAGTGCTAAGAGCGGTAACTATAACTCCGTAATGCCCTGAAGACCAAACTTCACCGTCTGATAAACCTTGTAAATTAGTACCAGCAGAATCATCAGCTACATAGAAAAAGAAAGAAAGGTCAGTAGTGCCTAAGTTGTGAGTAAAAGTCATAGTAGCACCATTAGCCACTGAAGTAGTACCGTCTGTATTTACAAATCCACTACTGTATTTAGAAATTGAAGCACTACCACTACTAGCTGCTGTAATTAATCCTTTAGCGTTAACTGTTACAGTAGCATTAGTAAAAGAACCTATATTAGTATTAACAGTAGCAAGCGTAAGTGCACCTGAACCTGTGACATCTCCTGTGTGTTCAGCATTAGTAACCTTAGCTGAGTTAGTAGTAACAGCAGAGTTATTAGCTACATCTGCATCTGTAATATAATTAGCACCATTAGTGAGCTGAGTATTATTAGTTGGTATAGTAGGTTTGCTAGATAAACTGCTGTATGAACCGCTAGTAGCTACAGCAGCAAGTGTAGGTTTGTTAAGGATAAAAGCATCACTATTTGTATCAGTTTCTGTCCAATTAGCTTGTACATTAGCCTCACCAGTCCCTGCACTTCCTGCAGAAGCAGCTGTGATTCTTCCTTGTTGGTCTACAGTTATATCAGCATTAGTATACGATCCAGCAGTAACTCCAGTGCTTGCTATCTTATCAGCAGTAACAGCATTATCAGCAATGTTAGCAGTTCCAATAGGACCACCTGCAACACCTGTAGCTAGAGTAGTAGCAATCTCAGCGTCAACATAAGATTTGTTAGTTGCATCAGCAGTTGCTGTGGGAGTAGCTAGACCTGTGATCTTATTGTCCCCCATAGCTAACGGACCAGTCATTGAATCACCAGTCTTGTTAACTTGGTCAGCATCTCCTGCATCTACATAAGTTTTATTAGTAGCGTGACTACCTGCTGCTGGTGCAATTAAATCTCTTACACTGTTAACACCTGTAATATCGTTACCACCCATTGCCAAATTACCTGACATGGAATCCCCTGCCTTAGTAACTTGTAGAGCATCTTGTGTATCAACATAGTTCTTAGTGGCAGCATCTTGATTAGAACCAGGGTCTGTTACATTAGTAAGCTTGTTACTGTTAAGGTTAACATCTGAAGTTGTGTTAGCTCCGTCAAAGTCTTGTAAACCTCTAGTGTCCACATAGTTCTTAGTGGCAGCATCCTGTGCAAGAGTAGGATCAGCAAGGTCAACAATCTTAGCTAAGTCAGCTTCAAAGTTACCGCTACTGTTCTTAGTCATTACATTCTTACCACTACCTTCTTCTATCTCTTCGTTAAGATATAAGTTGTGTAAGTAAGCACGATCTAGTTCTACTTCAGTAAGTACACTACCGTTCTCAAAGTCTACAAGAGCAGTATTAGATGCACTGTCTCTTTTGATTCTTATCCTGTCAGCTGAAGCAGGTGCAGATACAAACCTGATAAGCTTAGAAGGAGAGGTTACTATTGTATAGTCTGTGGTTAAAGTTTTAGTAACAAAAGCACCACCTGATACACTCGCTTGATCTACTTGTACAACAATGTGAGAGTCATCAAGATAAGGAAATGAAAAAGCGAAATCTTTGTTGTCAGTACCTGTTCCGTCAGCACCTGTGTAATCTACGAATGTATTAGCCATGTTAATATATTATTAGTTTGTTTGTTGTAAAAGTTCAAGCACTTAGTCAGTGCGTTGCATTTGTGGGTTAGCTTGTAAAAGTTCTTCTAAATCGTTTCTCCCTAAAACTTCCTCTACTGATATAGGTTTACCTGTTAAAACAGATTGACCTCTAGCTAAATCAATTGCTTGTTTAAGAGTTTTATTCTTACCGTACTTATCGTACTCTACAGTCCCTACTTTGTTCTCCTCTTCACTTATAAACTCGTTTAACAAAGCTTTGTTTTTCATTATGTTCTTAGCTGCTCTTTCATAAGCCAATCTAAATTTTGTATTTAATTTTTGTAAAGCAGGATTCGAGACAGAACCTAAGTCTGCTGTGCCTGTTCTTTTCCTAGAACCTTTTAACCACGCTTTTCTCCATCTTTTATCTTTAACAATGTCTATGATTAACTTATCTACATTTAACTTCTTTACTTCTTGGTTGAATCTATAATGTAAAGACACTCCGTTATTATCTACAAACTTATACATATCAATTCCACTGACTTCAGGAAATTGAGTAGGTGGTTTAATTAACTGTCCGTCTCCCTCTATGTCTTTCTTATACACTTCATCAAAAGCATTTAACTCTTGTGATCTATCAGGTGCCCATCTAATAAAAGTATTTAACAAAGTCTTAGGAGATTGCATATCATGCCCAAAGTGGTCCGTCTTTTTATTACCTGTTGGATTGTGTCCTACTACTTTATAAGCTAGCCTGTCCTGAATATCTCCTCCTTTAAGTTCTTCAACGCTTCCTTTTTCAAAGTACAACTTTAATACTTTATTTACTTGAGAAGGCACTAAACCAAAAGAACCTAACCAATCAGCAAGCACTGAGTTTATTTGTTCGCTTTCTCCACTCATTATCTTTTCAATGGATTTCATACCACCTGCTACAGGTACTTCTTTGAAAAGCTCTGTTATTGATCTTAATAAAAACCCTAAGCGATTTTGCTTTTTTGTTAAAATAGGTTTCCCATCTTCATCTGTAAACTCTTTCATATCGTCATAGTTAGCTATGTCCGCTCCGATAGCAAAAGCAATAGATAAAGGAAAAAACTCTCTATATCCCCAGCCTTCTATTGTATTTGCTTTTGCTTTAGGGTTTTTATGTTCAAACTTTTTACGCTGCTCAGGTGTCATCCAAGCTAAAGTACCTAAAGCTACACCAGCTCCACCCATTCCATAACCAGCTGCCATCATACCACTTCCCATTAAAGTGTCCGTTATTGCGTCTCTGTGGTATGCTATCCTTCTTCCCTTTAACTCTTTTATTTTTTGCTCTAGCTCCTCTTTTTCTTTTTGCAGTTCTTGTCTTCTTTGAGGTGTAGTCTCTTCGTGTGCAATATAATTATCTTTATCCCTAATTTGTCCTTCTACTTTTTTAATTCTGTGGTTATAAGGATTTCTAGCTGCTTGTGCTGTTGGTATTATTGGAACTCCTACTCGTATAGAACGACCTGCACCTCTAGCTACGACTGTCATTATAGGAGCAAGTAGATGTATAAATGTTCCTATAGCTGGGTTATCTTTTAATAGTTTCAGTTCTTTAACAAACTTCAATACCTTATCAGATATAGGTTGTGCTATCTCACTTGGGTCTAAATTAGCTACATTAGAATCAAACAATAGTTCTTTATTTATGGTATCAGTCGCAGTAGAGTTTACACCTTCTTGGCTTAATATCTCAAGTCCTTGATCCTTAGTCCATTTTTGTTTGTAAAGATCAGCAGCTAACTCAGAAGCTTTCTTCGGATCATTAGGTATAGCATCAAAAGCATCCTTCCACGCTTCTGCCATTAACTCTGATCTTAATAATTGTCTCCTAAAAAGTTCATCTATAGGCATTATACCTCGTAGAGGTAGCTTCATAAATTCATTGAACATCTTACCTATAGGCATACGAGCAAAAATATGTTGAACACCTTTTATATCTTCTCCCCTTAAACGCTTTCTTCTCGCTTGTTCCTCAGCCGCTTCTAGCAGTTTAATAGGATCACCTAGTGATATATCCCCAGTTAATCTATTTCCTCCTGCCGCACCTGTTGCACTTTCTAAATTCTTAGCCGTCATAGCTACAGCCCTGCCTGTTCCTTTCCAGTTTTTAAGTCCTTCTCTTAGACCATAAGCGTTAGCTTTTAAAACCTGCCAAGCACTTACCTGAGTACCTCTATAGTTTTTGGTACTAAACATCAAATCAGCTATTGGTTCTGTTCCTAGTTTAGCAAACTGCTTGAATGTACTCGAAATACCTCCTAAAGCACTGGCTAAAACAGAACTGGTTTGCCATATCATCGAGTACACCCTGTTGTTTCCCCAACCTTTAAAGAACCTAGAAAGCTTCGTCTCCACATCTCTTTGTGCTGCAAGCATTGCTTGTTTACGCACAGACTCATATATCCTTTCTTCTCTAAAAGAATCTTGAGCAGCGTCTATATCTTTCAGCTTATCACGCATTCTTTTATCGGAGTCTCTGATCTCTTGTCTGATCTTATCCGTACTTCTGACTTTCTGTGGACCAGTAGGTTTAGGTGCTAAGTGTGCTCTCATCTCAGACACTATACCTCTACCTTCCATCTCAGCTCTTTTAGCTAACTCTTCTTTAAGTTGTTTTTTCTTTAAAGCCTCAGCTTCTAACTCATCGTAGAACTTAATCTTTTCTTGTGTCTCTACTAATACAGGATCAGTTTCTTCTATGTTTCTACCTGCTCTTTCTGCTGCTCTTCGATCTAAATCTGTATCATCAGCAAAGCGTTCTCTTCTTTCATCTAACCTTTTCTGTGCGATAGCTCTTCTTTTACGAATAGACTCTAACATCTTAGCTTCCTGAAAAGCTTCATCCATTTCTAGTTTAGCTCTATCAATCTCATCAACACGCTTACGCATATTGCTCCTAAGGAAAGCGATGTCTTTATCTAAATCAGCTATTACACCTTCAGACTTTTTAGGACCAGTAGGTTTAGGAGTTACTTCTGCTCGTTGAGCACCTAACGGTCCTGTCTCTAATTTTAAAAGCCTATCTCTTTCAGCTAATTTCTTTTTAAGAGTTATGATTTGTTGTCTAGCTTCTTTATAATAAGCTATTTTATCTTCTTTTTCCTTAACCCTTGGGTCTTTATCTTTAGGTTTCTTAACACCTGGTTCGACAGGTTCTTTAGCAAAAGATGATCTTAACTCTTCGAGTTCTTCATCTAGCTTTGAAAGTTGTTTATTTATTTCAGCCTCAGCTTTAGCAGCTTGGAACTCATCTGTTATTTCAAGAGCAGCTTTGTCTATTTCTTTGACCCTACTCTTTATGTTTTTCTTTAAGAAGTTTATGTCTTCGTTGACCTTCTCCAACTCACCCGAAACTTTAGTCGGTCCTTTAGGTTTAGTTATCTCAGCTCGCTGCTGTCCTAGTGGACCTGTTTCTACTTTAAGTAGTCTAGCTCGTTCTTTTAACGCTGCCTCTAATTTTAAAGCATCACCTTCATTAGCTTCGTGAAACTTTATCCTATTCTTTAAATCTTCTATTTCAGCGTCAGCTTCTGCTTTCTTAGGTTTATCTTTAGGACGAATCTTATTTATATCGCCAAACCTTTTTTGTAATTCTTTAAGACGCTTCTCTAATTGTGCTTTCTGTTTAGCTTGTGCTTTAGCTACCTTCTTAGGGTCTTGTAAAGATATGTCAGACTCGACTACTTGTTTCTGGAGTAACTTCTTAGTCCTGTTGTTTACCTGTCTAATCTTAGCTAAGTATGAACCAACTTCTTTTTTATTAGCCCAATCAGGAGCAGGACCAACTTCTTGTCTTATCTTTGCTAGGTCTCCTTCTTCGAGTAACTCTAAATATGTTTCAAGTTTAGCTTCTTCTTGTGCAATCTGCTTGGCTTCTCGTTTACCTGTAGCGTAAAAATCTAACCTATTCTGTATGTCTATCTCTTCTTGTGACTTCTCCTTACCTTTCTTAGCTTTTTGTTCTGGTCTTAATCCTGCAAATTCTTCCTGTGCTTCTCTAAGTTTCTTTTGTAACCTAGATATTATAACTTCTTGCGGTATCTCTTTAGGTTCTTTTTCAGTCGCTTCTCTTAGTTTGTTTTTAAAATCTTGAGTAGCTTGTCGATCAAGTTCTTGTCCTAATCTTTTAAAGCGAGGTCTGACATCTAACGCATCTTGTATGTTTTTAAATAAACTAACATCAGCTTCGTTCTCGATTGTTTGCCTTAAAGACTTTTCTACATCGCTCCAAGCATCGCTTTCAGCTCCTGCTCTTTCGCTTAATACTGTTTGATAGTTATACTTCGCGGCATCTTGCCTATGTGATTGTAAACCTCTACCTACTAAAGTAGACAATGGATCACTAACTTTTTGATTTAACTTCCTTAAAAATACAACTTCATCTAAAGCAATCTGTAAAGCCCTGACATCTTTGTTACCACCTTCTCTGAAAGTATGTATAGCTTTTGTAAATATAGAAATAGAATTATCGTAAAGTTTTTTACCTTCTCGAATAATATTAGCACCTTCAATAGTTGGTACATCTCCTCCTGAAAAAGCTGCTTTAGTTCTGTCTATTAAACTCTGTAAAGCATTGTCTCTCTTTAATACTTTAGGTGTAGGTGCTTCTGGCTTCTTAGGTTCTGCAACAACTTCAGGTTCTTTTGCTACTACCTCCTCATCTTTAACAGAAGTAGGTTCAATATCTTCAGGTACTTTTTCAACAGGAGTAGTAGGTTCTTCGACAACTTCCTCTTCTACTTTTACTTCAGGTTCTTCTACAGGTTGTCTTTCTTTAGGTACTTCTAAATCTTCCTCATTGTACTCTCTTAAATTTTCATCAGGTTTATCTAACTCTTCTTCAGTTAAAGTTTGTTCTTCTTCTATAGGTTTGGGGTTAGCTTCTGCTTCATCAACCCTGGCATTCTCTTCTTGTATCTCTTCTTTAAGCTGTTGGTTTAACTGCTTGGCTTCTTCTACTTGCTTTTTCTTTTTCTTTAAAGCAGCGATTTTAGCGTTCTTTTCTTTAATGTTTGTAAATATACCTACATCAGCAGCTGTAGCTTGTATCTCTTTATTGATGTCATCTATCTGCTTAACTAAATCACCATCCATTAAGTCGGTGAGTTTAACAGCTTCAGCTCTACCTGCCTTACCTTTGGTCCTCCAGTAACTGAACAATCCAACACCTCCGTGCATAGCTGTATTTAAAGTTGCCCCTACTCCTGCGGACATTAATAAATCTTTGTAAACACCTTCTTTTACATTCCCTGCTTCATCGAACAGTTCTTGCTCTTTAAGTAGCCCAGAAACTGAGTTCCTAAAAGCAGACTCTAGTAAACCTATGGTAGCACCACTAACAAGCTTCTCTCCTGTTTTTACTATAATATTCCTGTAAGCAAACTTACTTCCTGTTTTTGGTTGTAGAAATTTAAACACAGGTAATCCATCTATGACCTTAACAACAGGACTAGCGTTAAAAACAGCAGCAGCCATTACTTCTGAAAGCTTAAATTTTTTCTGTGATTTGTAATGTAACTGTATCTGTTGGTTAGCGTAGTTAGATGCCGCTCCTATTCCTAGTTCTGCTAAACCAAAACCGATCAGACCTAAAGGAGTAGCTTTTAAACCTCTAGTAGCCTTAGCTGCTGTCTTTGTTCTATTTAACCATTTAAGATAAGCGATGTTACTAGCGATAGGAGCAGTAAGTTCTACACCAGTTCCTAAAGCTAAACCAAACCACTGCTCACTTGTAAACTCTTCGCCACTTTCTTGTTGCTCTGTTGTAAGCTGAGGGTTTTGATCGAGAAGTTCACTTACCATTATATCCCCTGCATCTTCATACGGAGCAGGTAATCTTTCTTCTACTGGTACTGTAGATTCATCTGGTTCTTCTTCAGGTTGAGGTGTGCTGTCACCGTATTTACTTCTCCTTAACTCTTCAAAAGTAGGCATATTATAAAGCTTTTCTAGGTCTAAATATTAAATCTTTTTGTACAATACCGAAGTCCACTAAGTCATCCACGGTTTCAATTCCTAACTCAATATATTGTTCTGCTGTTTCTTCTTCTTCAGGAGTCAGTTTTTTTCCTTCTGAGTCTTTAGATAATATCTCAGCCCATTCATCTAACTTCATATCAGCTTCCGTTAAACTTCCAAATAAAAGTACATCGTCTGTGTCTAAATCTAAATCAGCTACTTTCTGTACTCCTTCTCTACTATACCTAGATAAACCAAAGTTATAGTATGAAAGTCTTTGTTGTTGGAACAACTTCTTAGCCTCCATATCTTTCCTATCATCTTCTATAACCTGACGCTTTATCGAACTTACAGGTGCTCCCTTTTTAATGTGCATTAAAGATTTATAAGCTACAGGATCAGCGTACTGAACACCTGCGAACGATTTAGCTGTAGTTTTAGTGCGTACTTGTTTAATTTTTTCTTCAGGCTCTGCCCTTGAATCTTCGGGTACTTCACCCTCCACAACTTCAGTCTCAGGTTTCATATTTAAACTATCGCTCTTAGCTCTAACAATACGCAACCACCTGTCTTTTTCTTCCTGTTCTAATTCTCTTAAAACCTCTATGGTTTCCTTGTCATCTTTAGGTGCAGCGTTCTTTAAAGCTTCTTGTATCCGTTCTGTAGCACTGCGTTGAAAGTTTCTACCTGATATACCTAAATAAGTCTCATCGATTAACCTTTCTTGATCTTCATCAGGGTCTTCATAAGCAGCTTCTGTTTCATACTTCATCATCTTACCTATAGAAGAAGCGACACCTTTGTAATAAGTAGAATTTAAAACAGCACCTCGTTCTTCTGCTTCTATACCTAATTGATCTAATTCATCCCAAGACACATAATCTTTCTTTTGGGTTAATATAAAATCCTTAACCGTAGGTGGAACTGTTTGAGTGTCAGCCCATTCTAAAAACTCTTCTTGCTGTTGTTTTTTATAATCATCAGATAAGTTAAGAGGTTGGCGAGGTCTAACTAAAACATCCTCTCGGACTGTATTCAACTTCGATCTATTACCTATGTATAATTCTAAAGCAAGGTCAGGAGCGTCAGGTGATTGTGAAAGTTCAGATAATTTATTTTCGTATGCAGCAACAGGATTATTAGACTCTACAATAGAAGAAACTACTTTATCTAAAGCTTTTGGATTATTTGTTAATTCTGTACTTAAAGATTGTAAGCTAGTCTTTAAAGCTGAAACTTGGTTAGGTTCTACTGCTCCTCCAAACTTCTGCATTCCGTATAGACCTATTAAAGCAGACTCGTAGAAACCTGCAAAGTTCTGTTGTTGTGTAGTTTTAGAAACAGAAGCACCTTTTTGCATACCACTCCGTATAGCAGTAGAGGCAGTGTTCATTTTATACTGAGCTAAGGCAGAACCAAACACTCTTCTATTATCTACCTTAGTCATTTCCATCAAAGTAAGAAAAGAGGTAGCATCTTTGTATTTACCTTTAGTTATTAAAGTATTTAAATGAGTAGAAAAAGAATTAAGTAATATCTGTTGTCTAGCTGCTGGGTCTGTTATCCCTTGCTGCTTCATCAACTCTTCCCTGTTCAAAGCTATGTTCTGAATAGTATCCAAGTCCATATTTGCACCTCTTAAATCGTGCATCAAATCTTCTTCTTCTTGGTTCTCTATAAAGTCCTGTTTAGCTTTTTCAAAGTCTGCTGTTAAATTACTTTTATATTTAGGAGCAATAGAACTCCACACAGCTTTAGCTGCAACTGAGTTAGCTTTGTCTTCTCCTATTGCACTTACTAAACCCTGCCAGCTGTTAGACAATTCTGTATCTACTGCGTTTAGAAAAGAGTCTGTATCTTTGTATTTTTCTACATCAACTAACTCAGCTGCTTTAGCTTGCAAGTTAGGTAACATAGTATTTCCTACATACCTTTTTAACAAAGCATCTCTATAAGCTCTGTCTCTGTTAGCTAAAGCCAAAGGACTAAATCTATTTACATCCTTTAAGTTCTTAACTTCATTGATTATATCTTGCTCTGCTACAGCTTCAGCTTGTTCCGCACCTATTCTTTCTTGTTGTACTTGTAGCTGACCGTACTGCTTAGTTATTAAACCAAACTGAGCCAAACTATCAGCAAGGTCCATAGCTTTATTCCTACCAGCTTTAGGTTGTACTATTCCGTATTGATAGCCAGGAAGGTCAACAGGTTGAACTGTAGGTGCTTCACCTACTCCTTGTACTTGTACTCGTTCTGCCATGATTAAATACTATATTGATCCGTCTTTCTCATATACCTAGAAGTTTTACCTCCTCCGATGCTTATTCTCCTAGGTCTATCCGTACCCATTCTACTTGCTATGTCTGAACCTGTAGCGTATCCACTAAGTCCACCGCTAATCGCCTGTAGTCCAGTTGTTAATAAACTAGGTTTACTTATAGGTTGACTAAGTCCTAATATCTCTTGTTGAGAAGCTAATCCGATTTGTTGTAGGCTCATGCCAGACTGTAGACCATAAAGTTTTTCTTGAGTAGTAACAGCTGCTTGTAACCCTGCTTGTTGTCTAACATAGTCATCCATTAAAGCTTGTACTGAAAGACCTGACACACCTGCTTCACCTGCGGATACAGTAGCACTAGCAAGTTTTTCTCTAGCTGCTTTAGTTATTTTACCAGTCTCTTGAGCTAAAGCTAGTCGTTTCTGTTGAGCTTCTAGTATTTCGGAAGTACGCTGAAAACCTTCTTTTCTTTGAGCTGCTGCTATAGACTGTGCTTGATAGGCTGCTTGTTGTTTAGCTTGTCTTCTTTGTCCTGCATATCCTGCGATAGAAGACCCTGCTCCTAGTAAAGTACTAGCTCCAACCATTCCCACAGCTGTCGCACTTCCTGTAGCACCTAATGCTGATCCTACTGCTAATGATATTGGGTCACACATAATAAATTACTTCCTCTCTATCTTAAATGACTTATAACCAGGATAATTGCAATCCTCAAAAGTAGCACCTAACCAAGTTAACCACCTGACACTAAGTGTATTAGCTTCCATGACATAGTTTGTTAAATAGTCAAATCCATCCATCAAGTCATCTACCCACTCTTGTGATTCCTTAACAAATTTCTTCTTTATCGTATAAAAATTCCTAGTACCTAACAACCAAGCTATACCTACATTCCCTCTAGGACTAACTCCAAAACAAGCTAATAGACCGTCTTGATCTGTCTTGACGCTATAGCACTTACTGCTTGATTCAAATGAACCGTACACAGCATCTCTAGGGTGGTGCATCAATCCAATACACTCCATCATATCTTCTTCTCGTAAGTCCTCATATAACATAGGAGCATCAAGGTCTGCCATACTAGGTTCAATCCTAACCTCCATATCTTCTACTCCTTGATATAATTGTTGATTCAAACTCTGCTGCTAACAGTTTCACTGGTAAAGCACTAGAAGATTTAATTTCGATAGTGGCATCATTAGGTTGAGCTTGTACAGCAAACTTAAAGAATCCAGTCTCAGGTGTGAATTTACTAAGTGTACTGACAGAGGCTAACAAAGCTGGGTTGTAAGTGTAAGTGTATGTATCTCTAAATTTAGGTGTTACTTCTACAGTGAAGTGTCCTGTGTCTGCATATTCAATACTACCGTTACGAATAGTTTGGAATGTATAATCAGATGCTGACCGTCCACCTCTCTCTGTAGGTTGTTTTAAGTTCTGCTTAGAGAACCTGTATAACATATCATATTCAAATCCTATGAAGAAGTCATCCTCACTTAGGTACTGATAGCTTTCATCAGACCAAGCAGCAGCACTTACAACTTCTGAAGTTACTTCCCAATAATTAGTATCACTAGTAGGTATAGAACTAGATGAAGTGTGACCTTGGATACATTTATATAATGTACCTCCATCACTAACATAAGATGCTAACTGACCATTCACAATAGCTTCGTTATTAACAGAGTTACTTATAGTCAAAGCTCTTCTGTTACCATTCTTAGTGTACACTGCCATACCATCCTTGAATACAAAACCTCCAGTAGTGGTAATCTTAGTAACATTAAATTGAGTGACACCATTAAATACTAATCCTGATCCACCACTTCTAGTGTAATCAACAGAACTGACATAAGTAGCATTTGAACTGGCAATCCTACTATCTAGCAATAAAGCATAGTCCCTGTCACTCTCAACAAGTCCATTCTCCATTGGTATCTTCTCTACATAAGTTCCTACTGAATCAGTGGTTATGACAAAAAGTGTAGCTTCAATAAAGAAGAAACTTCTAACATTCCTAGCAAAGGAGAAAGTCATCCAGGAACTCTGTATCTTCTCGTTCCCTTGCCAAAAGTATTTATATACATACAGCTTCTTATAGTCACTATCTGACTGTACAACCACCATATTCTCAGCTGCACTACCTTCCATCCTGACTATGTTAGTAGGTATGTACTTGTTTATCTGTTCTGTTATTTCAGCTGCTCTGTAAGTCTCAGTATTATTATCCACTGTGTACTCAAGTAGTCCTTCAAAGTTATTTCTTTTAAAGTTAAAGTATATATAGCTACTAAGTGCTAACGGACGAATAGTTTCTGATACATCAAACTCAGTCACAGGTGATATGGTCACTGTCTTAGGTGTTAACAAATCTCCACCTCTAAGTACAAACTGAGTCTTCGGAGAGAACAACATTAACTTCTCTTGGAAAGCTTGTGCGTGTTTAAGAATACTAATCTTAGTGTGCGATACACCTACATCTATTGGAGCAGAGTCTAACAGAGATTGTGTGGTAGTCCTAAAGAAATTAAAGTATTCATCTGCTTCAGAGAACACTACAGCATCATCAGTCAACACTCCTAACCTGTTCTTAAAAAAGAATATATCATTAATTGTAGAACCTGTAAAAGATGGAAATGGATTAGTGTTGTCATCTCCTGCTCCTCTAGGTGTCCAATCAATCAACTTCAATGTAAATCCTGTGATCTTACCTGTGGACGGAGTAGGTACTAATCTTACAGGCATTGTGTCTTGATCTAAAAATGTTTCTAAACCTAATGACTCCGACTTATCTGTACCTTCGTTTGTCCATCCTGCATCTTCTATCCAACTACCTTGTCCAAAGTCTTCGTTATCCTTGGTTTTAAATTTAACATAGTAATCATCTTGATCTAAGTCTGCATCACCCATAATCTTAACTCTAAACAGATTAAAACAGGATTTAGGTAAGTCTGTGATGCTATCTACTTCTTTATATATAACACCTAACGCTTGGTCAGATAATCCATCTGCTACTTTAATTTGAAAGTCAGAATCAGCTATTATTTTTATGACACTCCCTTGTCTCTCCATTGTAAACTTAGTGGTTGATCCTGATACACTGGAAGAAGATATGGGAGGTAAAGTAAAGCCTAGAGATGCACTTGTTATAATCTGAGTTTCGTATGTCGTAGAATATCTTCCGCTAATACTTCTTATACCTTTATCAACTGTTATTTTAGTTATCTTATTAATAGATACAGACAATGGAAATGTAGTAGTGTCTGAATCGTATCCTGTGCCTTTAAAAGTTAAAGTTGAACTAGATACTTGTCCACTAGAGTTAAATACAAGAGTTCCTCCAGCACCTGTGGCTATAGCACCACCACCTATGGTTTGACTAACAGTATATGTATAGCTAACATTCCTCCTAAAATTACCTCCTGTAGGTGTAAATCCTGATGCTCCTGTACCACTAAAAGTAATACTTTCTACAGTACCTGCTGATCCTACAAAAGCATTTATACAAGTTTGCAAATCTTCTGCTATAATCTCAGTATCTGCGTGTTCTCCACTTGAATCGCTTCCACTTTCATATGTATGCCCAGCAGGAGGTACTTTATTGCTTTGTAATCCTCCTGTATTTCCAACTAGCTGACCATCTAGGAATACATCGTATGTCTTTTCGTAGTCTCCTAGTTTAACAAAGATCAAAGCTTCCTTTTCTAAGTCCTTAGATTTAAAAGTGGAGTCCTTAGCTACAGTCTTCTTTTTATTAACTAGAAAGGTAGAGTCTGCAATGGTTAACGCTCTGAGGTCTTTGACAGGATTAGTAGCACCTGTAAGATACAAACTAGCAGCAGAGTCCTCAACGCTAATAGAAATAGCAGCAGCACCTATACTTACAGCGGTAAGATCAAATGCTTTTAACTTATTGGTAGAGTCATAGGTAATTAGGTATTGGTTCTCTTCGTCCCTGTCCACATAATGACTGAATAAATTAGTACTTATATCAGCACCTAATCCTGTGTCATATAAGAACCTACTGTTAGGTCTTTTAACAAGTCCCTCTACTACAGTTGACCAAGCGTTTATCTGCTCATCACACTGTCCAGGGTATCTTAAATTGTCAGGTTGTTGTGATACACCTTGGGCAAGGTTAGGAATACTGGTGTGAAGCAGTGGCATCTTTACCTGTCAAGTACTCTTAGTACGCTGTAGTTATCAAAGATAGTTCTGTCTGCATTCTCAGTATCACTTTCAATAGCCCTAGCTTTTGCTTCTATCTCATCCCTCAAAGCAAACCCTTCTATTTCACGACTGCCTAAGAACCTAGCAGCAAATATTCTAGCCGATTTAACAGCTATGTAATGTCTAAATTGTTCAGGTAGTTCTTCAAAATCCAACTCAAAAGTAATGATAGCTTTCAACTCCTTGGTCCAAGTCTCTCTGTGATTCTTCCTGTCGTACAGTTTAGTGCCTCGTTGTACAGGATCAGAGTCTGTGTATATCTCAGGGTCTAAGTCTACCTTTAAAGTGTTAATTGGAAGAGTAATCTTACTAGTACTAGAATCTGGTACTAATGGATAATCATACTCTGTATTGTAATGCCATCCTTCTGATTGAATAGCTTTACTAGTTTCTTCTAACGCATGGACTGCTTGTGTAACGGTTACAGGAACGCTTGTTCCACTTAAAGTATTAACAGGTGACTCTCCTATTACAGAGATCATAATGTTTACCGCTTCTAGTTTCGTTGTCAGTGCCATAGCTTAATAAATAAAAATATCAGTGAAGGGGAGTGGAACGAATCCAAACCTCCCCAACACCGAAGAGAGAATCCTAAGTTAGGAAACAAGTTCGATAGCACACTCAGGACGGAGGATTCCGTGTCCCATAGCATACTTAGCAACGAACAATGTACCTTGACGCTCAATCTGATATTCAGACTCAGTAGCAAGATCAAGTAACTTAACCGTTCCAACAGCAGCAGAATGTCCTACGACACCTAAGCTATTACGGAAGTCACCATTATATCCTACACCACTACCACCACACAAGTCATTGCTTGAAGCACCGTCTCCAGTAGCAACAGCTGACAAGTCAGTTGATGGAATGTGAGTTGACTTATAGATTGTGATACCAGCAACTTGTGCGATACTACCAGAAGCAAGCGATCCTGAACCTCCTACATCTTTATTAGCAGCAGAAGTATTGATAGCAACTGCACCACTACCTCCTGTAATAAGTTTGTAGTATTCCTGTGGGCGAAGAACAGCAAAGCGTCCGTCACTAGGAATATCGTTCTCGTCAAGCTTTTGAGCAGCTGTGAACAAAGCAGTAATTAACTCTGCACCAGTAGTAGCAGCAGGTGATCCAGCGGAGTCTCCAGCACTGAAGTCATTGTTAGCTACATCAAGTTGTCCACCTGTCTTACCACCAGTGATAACAGCAGAGCTACGAGCAGCAGCAATGAATGTCTTGGCGATAGCGGTATCGAAACGAAGTGCAAGAGCCTTACCTAACTCGTTAGCGTAAACTGAACGAATGTCGTAGTGATTCTTTACATCATCAATGTTAGCTAAGAAAGTGGAAGCAACAAGCATCTTATCGATAGTTATTGTCTGTTCAGCTTTCTTAATGTCGCTGAGGTATGTGCTACTAGAACCACCTTCTTCAGCGATGTTCTCGCCTGGTGTGTGGTAATTAGCTGTTGCAATACCTGTTACTGGGAACTGAGCGGATTTACCGTTCTCAATTGTACGAATAGTGTGTAAGGGTTTGAAAACATTGGACTCCTCAAAGGTCTGTAGAATTTCTCCACTGAACTTTTTAAGAAACAACGCATCCACATTACCTGCGGAATTAACCTGACCTACACGACTGGGGTCTGTTATACCTTCTCCTGCCATAATATATGATCTCCTATTTTAAGTTTATAATTGTGTGTTTTGTTTGTTGTGACTTTCGTTTGAACCTTTGATCGAGATTGTCCACCGCAGTGGGTCTTGACATTAGTACGACTAATTGTCATTTAAAGTAAATTAAGTAGTATAATTCCACCTAAGCAAAGAACAGTCAAGACAATAGCTTTCTCCTTCTTTGTGAGTGAGTTATATAATTTTAGTAGTTTATTCATTTGTTTTGTGCTTTATTGTGAACATAACGAGTATAGATTAACGGTACTACATTCCAAAGGATAACACCTACAAGGCATAGTTTCAAGAAACCATATACTTCATCTAACATAGAGTCAAAGAATCCATCGTCCATCTTTTCATCTAATTGTTGTTGTACAAGTTTCTGTACATCTCCTTCGGATATAGCTTTAACTTTGTTAGCTAATCCCTTGTTCTCTTCCATCAACTTAGCTCCCTCTCCTAGTCCCCATCCAAGAGCAGCACCACCAGCAGCAGGACCAGGACCACCTAAAGCACCTACTGTTGCTCCACCTACACTACCTGCTAACGGATAAAAAGAAGCCTTGGAACATCCACCTAAAAGAACCAGAACCAACACTGGCAAGAAAAAAGATGGAGTCCAAGGCTTCATATATATGAACCTACCAAATAAAACTATAGGTAATTGTGACTAACTGCGATGCGTCTGTCAATCTCTTCGTGATAACTTTTGTCACCACTCTTGTATCGAGGATCAGACATTGCACGAGCAAGTTCCTGATTAGATTTGAAAGGCATTGTAGATGAACCATTTACAGCACCTTGTACCAACTTAGGAGTAACTCCGTTCTCTGCTTTAAATTGTGCGTATAATCCTTTGGTAGCTAGTTTAGCTTGTTCAACACTGCCGTTCTGTACGATTTCATCAAAAGTATTTACTTCTTCAGGTGATAGATTGTTAGCTGCCCACTCTGCCATTTGATCCCAATTACCTTCAGTAACAGATTTGATACTACCTTCTTCACTTTGTTGTAGTGCTTGTTGACCAGCAGCGTAGCTATCTACTAACTCCTTCGATAACCCAACCGCAGCAAGATTCTTATAGGTCTCTTCAGATATAACACCGTCATTCTCAAAGAACTCCTTAGAAGCTTCCACAATAACATTATTATTATCCGTATCTTCCTCTGTAGTGTCATCTTGTTGTTCCTCTGTTGATTGTTCTTCTTCTTGTTCTTCTTCACTGTTAGCCCCTGCTCCCATTTTCTTTTCAAGTTCACTATAGGCATTAGCCATGTCTTCAGCGTTCTTAAACTTCTCAGGTAACCAATCAGGTCTATCCTCTTGCGTTTGTTCTTCAGGTACTGATTCAACAGTCTCCTCTGACTCAGGGTCAATCTCCTGTGGTGCTCTCTCATTTATCTCTACTCGGTGTAATTCTGCCATATCTCTCTCTTTCTGTGTTTATGTTTTATTTCTTAATCCTAGACTTTCGTCTGTTAATGGAAAGTTTTCGCTTAGGTGGTGACTTCTTCTTAGGAGCTGGTTTCTTTTTCTTAGCTTCAGCTAGTTTCTTTTGACGAGCTTTCTCTTCTGCTTCATCCTTAGCCATTTGTCTTTTAACAGTAGCTTCGTCTTTAGCTCTCTTTGCTTCTTTTGCTTTCTTTTCAGCATCAGTCAAAGGGACAGGGAACTTTCCGTCTTTAAATTTCTTTCTGTCAGATTCTACTATTTGTTTTTTAAGAGCCAAATGTTTTCTTTGTAGAACATTAAAACTTTTTTTAAAAGCTTCTAATTCTTTTTTGTTTTCAATTACCAAATTCTTCTTCTTAGCCATTATTTAAATTTCTTCTTGTGGTTGTTGTTGTTGACTACTCATGTACTGCTCTTGTGCAGCATTGATAGCAGGTGCTACAGCAGGTCCACCCAACTTCATCATCATCTCTTGTTGTTGTGCCATCTGCATAGCTTGTTGAATTTCTTCTTCTGTCTTGATTAATCCCTCAGTCTCGATGCCTAATGCAGTAGCTCTTCTTTTGAAGTAGTCAGATACATTAACATATTCAGCAACTGCTTGTGGACCAACGATTTGATTAGCACCTGCTAGGAATAGATCAAGCTTCTGTAAATC